CACGATACGGCCGACCACGTCATCGTCGGCCTTGGTGGGCGTGACGGCAACGATGGCAAGGGCGAGGACGATGATTGCGTCCAGGACCAGGAACCAGTCAATGACATTCATGGGAGGGCTTCCTAGGTTCCTTCTTGGAACCAGCTACGAAGGGTGGAGAGGGCACTCAGAATCAGGGCGAACAGGGCCATGATCACCGTGTAGACACCGACCGTCCAGGACTTGGTCGAAGCCTTCTCGGTCTTCAGGGCGATTAGCTCGGCCTCCACCTTGGTCAGTCGTTCCCCGAAGGTGTGGAGTTCCTGGGAGGCTCGGGCTTGGTTACTGAGGACCATGTCCATCTTACCTTCCAGGCGGCCCAGGGCGAGCATCTGGGAGGGATTCGTGGGATCGTCCTGGATGGGCATCAGTAGTCGCTCCCTGCCCCCATAGGCGGCTGTACCACCATCTGACCCCCGGCAAACGCGGCTTCTCGGTCATAGAACTCTTGGACGGCCTCGGCGAGAAGTCGATCAGCAGCCGTGGCCCACTTCTCGGTGGACTCATGCTCAAAGAACAGACCGGCCTCCACCAGTACATGGTACCGAAGGAGAGGCTCCATGGTCTCCAGAAGGTCGTTGGTCCCAGAGTCCACCGGTCGGCTGAAGTTTCTCCAGTACCGAACATTGATGACCGTGCCGGCCGGGAACCCCTGGTTCAAGATGATCCAGTTACCCTGGCGAGTATAGGCCGTCAGGTAGGTCATCTTGGAAGTACGGTCTGGCTGAAAGACAATGGGGGTACCGTCTACCTCGACCTCGATTACCCTCTTACCAGCGTCGCTCGGTAGCAATACCCGGTCAGTGTCGGCTACCGTGGTCTCTTGGAACGATGCCTCGCGGACATGGTGGTCAAGGATGCGATTGAGTCGGTTGTAGGCTGCATCCGTGAAGTCGTCGGCCAGGACATCCGTGCAGTCCGACCGGTTTAGGAACCTCCGAAACTTGGTCCGGAACTCTGCGTGAGTCATGGGGTATTAGGTCTCCCCCTTGACCAGGAAGTCATCGAGGCCCTCGGCCTTGCACTTCTTGACAATGGCAGACATTGGCTCCGTGTAGACATTGAAGCCCTCATTGAACCATTTGGCCACGAAGATTGCCGGAATAGAGGCGGCGAGCTTGTAGTCCCCGGACCTTTCGTGTTTGGACCTGGACTCAACCTCACGCATTCGTTCCTTGAAGGAGTCCGGGATTTCCTGGAACCTCTGGACGCCAAGGGCCGGCTGGGGTCGGTCGTCCAGGGGCGTCAGGCGACCAGTTACATCATGGAAATTGTGCAGCATCGTGGGTTAGCCAGAGGCTCCTACCAGTCGGTCCACGATGTCTGGACGGGCCTGGGTCATGTTGGTGGGGGTGGGCCACGGATCGTAGCCTCTGGTGTGAACGGCCCACATGAAGACGGTGTTGTCGGGGTCCACCGGCACCGGAGGCTGGCCTGGGGGAGGGAAGACACCTCCGACTCGGTGGGCTGGAGCAGCTTCCACAGCGGCCTTGGAGGCGAGGGCGTGGCTCAGGGGGCCAAAGAACCCCTGCCATCCCCACTCGTTTAGGTTCACGGGGGTCATTGGCGTCTCACGGGATGTTTGTTGCGAAGGTGGTGAGGGCTGCCCCGGCGAGAACCGTGGGCTCGTTCTCGATTCGACCAAAGCGGCAAGAGCCCTGATTGACTCCACCGAACTCCGCGCCGAAGCGGGTTTCCGTGAGGCCTGGGACCGAGGCTGCCGTGGAGTTTTGGTCACCGCCGCCGATAAGGAGGGCGCGGTAAGTCGAGGTACCATTGAACGAGAGGCCTACTCGGTACGTGGTGTTGGGGACGATGGTACCGAGGGCTGTCATGTTGGTCAGAACACCACCGATGACAAAGGCCGGGATCAATTCTCCGGCACTATTGACACGGAGGAGAAGCTGGTCGTTGACCGAGGCTCCGTAAGCAGACCAGAGGGTCCACAGAACCCCGGACGGGGGAAGTCGAGGAACCTGGAAGGTGAAGCCAAGACTGAAGGCGCCAGAGGTGCTCAGGTTAGCCAGAGGCCCGGTGAGTACATCGGAGCCACGGGAGCGCCGGGCAAGGGAGTCCGGGATGACCACGCTCTCGGGGGTAAGGGCCCCACCGATCACCATGTTTCCACGGATGGCGAAGGTGAGGTCTACTGGGGCGCCACTGGTTAGACCGAAGTCAATGACCGAATGGACGCGGCTAGAGGCGACACCAAGCGTGCGGGTAACCTCGGCCCTTTCTGGGGTGCTGGTTAGGGGGAGTGCCGAGAACCCGGCGTCGCTGCCTTGTAGGCTCCACGATGCCCCGAATCGACCGATGCCCAGTCGTGGGGCGGGGGCGAACCCAGAAGTAGAGCCGGAAACCAGCATGGAGTCAATCCCGGCGTTCACGGGAGACACAGCCGTTCCGAAGTTGAACTGGGCCCGCTCTTCCAGGCCGAGGAAGAGGCTAGAGAACGATGCCGAGGGGGTGCCCGAGATGCGGATCACAAGACCCGGGCCCCCGTCTGACCCAGGCCAAGTCGTTGACGTAATCTCGTAGTCTACCCCGGTAACCACGTTCCCGACCCCGTCAGTAGGGGTGATCCATCGGTTCTTGAACGACGACATCCCGTCGAAGAGTTCCCCAGGGCCAGCCGTTCCTGCACCGGTCCAGATAACCCCAGGGGTAGCCCCCACGAACATCGGGTTGCGGGCTCCGTTGGACGCCGAAGACTCCAGGAGAACGAACTGCTCAGGACCGTCGAGGCGTCGGGTGTCTGCGTCCCACAGAATCAGTGACTGGTCATCCGATCCTCGGGAGGTAGCGAAGGAGTTAACCTGGGAACGAGAGAACCCCATGTCAGGCCGAAGGTACGAGCCAGATAGGAGAACTCGGGCAGGGAACCCGGCAGCCCCCGAGCCCCTGCGGGTAAGGAACCCGGGCTTGATAACCGAGGGCATGGGGCCTCCTTAGCGGCTCATAAAGGCGACGTTGACTTGGACATCCGAGCCGCCCTCACGGATCAGAGACACAGTCTGTCCGGGGCTGACAAGGAAGTACTCGGCCACGTTCTGGGCGAGAAGGGTGGAGCCAGAGGTCGCCGCTGCACCACCGATGTTGAAGCGGGCAGCCCCGGTTACTGCCATGAGGCGAACCACGGAGGCGCCAGTGGGGCAGGCGGGAGAATTGGAGGCCACGGCACCTGCGGAGACATTGCTCGCGGCGATGGGGCGGAAGGCTTGGATCACTTCACTCGTTCCTTTCCAAGAAAATTAGGGGGCCAAGGTTTCCCCTGGCCCCCATGCTCACCTTGGATTAGGTGAGGTTGTTGATGAAGGTCGAGCCACGGAAGTTGCGGTGCTTCAGGCTGAACTCGCCCACAAGCATCATCGCCGTGTTGTCGCCGACCTTGCCCAGGGTCTCACGGAACCAGCCACGGAGCACCAGGAGGCGCCACATCTCCGGGTCGTAGAGAAGGGCATTCTGGGTATTCAGGAACCGGTTGATGACGATCTTCTGGTCACCGAACGGGCTGCGGTACATGTCCACAGCGTTCACGATCTGGGTCGTGGCGCCCACCGAACGGCCGCGCTCAGAGGGGCCGTTCGCCACACCCACGATGGGAGCACGGTAGGCCCAGTTGGCCACGGCCACCGCGTCGGCCGGCTTGATCATGAAGATCGAGGCCTCGGAACCCGCGACGAACAGGTTCTGGTTGGCCTGGACCAGCATGGCCTCCGTGAGGGCCGTGGGCGCGCCGTTCACCACGCGAACCGAGGCGTCCGTGAGGGTCGTGTAGCTCGACATGAGGCGGGCCGTGGTGGCGTTACCAACGATGCCCGTCTGGTTCAGGCCCACCATGGCGTGCTCAAGGTCACGCTTGGCCTCGGCTGCACGCTTGGCCATCTGGTACGCGATTTCGCGGTCACGGCCGTACTTGTTCACCCGGTCAGCCGTGCCCGAAACTCGGATCACCTTGGCCAGAATCTGGGTGAAGTTGGTCCGAACCGTCAGAGGAGAGGCGGTCAGGGAGCCAACGTAGGTGCCAGGGGTGGCGAGGGCTGCCACCTGGGGAGCCTGGGCCGTAAAGCCGTCAAGCTGGGCGTTGGCGACCACGGTGGCGAGGGTGTCCTCCAGCCAGTCGTGGCGGGTGTTGTCCACCGACTCCGTGCGAATGCTCGTCTGGAACGGGGTCTTCGTGGGGTCGATGTTGGTGATGACATCGGCGACATCTTCCCTGATGCCGACCACGTCATAGGTCGTCTGGAGAGCCATTTACTCTCTATTCCTTTGGTGAAGTGGGATCAGTCGTCGCGCTGGCGGGCAATGGCCAGGAAAGCCTCGGCTGCGCTGTCCAGGGTTCCACCGTTGTTTCGCATGGCGGCTAGGGCCTTCTGACGAGAGATGGTGGACTCGGGGGCAGTCTCCTTCACCGAGGTCTTGATGACCTTGGTTGGGGCGTTGACTTTGCGGGACACCTTGGCGCGGGCCTCCTTCTGGACCTTGTCGTGCTTCATGGCCTTCCACAGGAGCTTGATGGCTGCCGGGTTGGTCAGAGAGTTGACGACCTCGGGCTCCAGGCCTTCAGCGATCCCATACGTTCGGATTTCGTCGTATAGGGCCGTGCTCCAGCCAGGGATGCCCCTCTCGGGGTCCTGGAGAACCTTGATGCACTCCTTGGCCTCCTCGCGGAGTTGCCTCTGGTGTGCTGCCTGCTGCTCCTTGACGAAGGCGTCTAGCTCACCTTCAAGGGCACGCATGGTGTCGTGGGCGCGCTGGGCGTCCTGGCGAAGCTGAGAGAAGGACTCTGGGTCCATCTTCTGCTGCGCGACAAGGAAGTCGATTTCGGCGTAGGGCTTGAAGGCCTCCCGAGCCCGAGCCACCATGGTATCCAGGGCGGCTGCGTACTTGGTCTTCTCGGCCTCAGTTGCCTTTCGCTGTTCGGCGACTTCCTGAGATTTCCGGGTGAGTGATGCTTCCTGGCCAGCGAGGCGCTTCAGGTCCCGAACGGATGCCTTCCGAGTCTCCCCGTCCACCGTGAACTCGATTTCCAGGTCGTCATCAGCGAGCTTCTTTGGCTTGCTGTCTTCGACTTCCTGGTCGTCCTCGTCTTCGGTGTCCTCGGGCTCCTCTTGGTCAGGGTCCTCTTGGTCCTCAGCGCCCTCCTCGGGCTCCTCGGCTTCACTCTTGTCCTGGGCCTCCTCGGTAGTGGCCCGATCCCTCCGCACCTTGTCCGGGTCCTCGGATGGCCTATTCTCGGCGTCCTCGGTTTCCTGGGTGTTCAGGCGGGTAAGGAAAGCATCGGCCGCTTCGCTTACACTAAGCGGGCCGGTGTAGTCCCCTGCCCCATGGTTCTGTTCAACGTCCTCTCGGATGGTTGGCATGGGTTAGTAGGTCTCCTGGGTGTCAGGGTCGTCGCTGTCGAGTGCCATTTGCTCTCTCTCGGCCAGAGCGACCTTCGTTTGAAGTAGATCAGTGAGGTCCCTAAGAACCTGGATACGAAGGTATCGGTCCTCTCGGGTCTTGGTTTCGTGCGGCTGAGAGTTGATGATTTCCCCTAGGTAGCCCTGGGACAGATCATTCATCACAGCCACGAACACAGGGTTCTCTAAGAGTTCACGGGCCTCGCGCCCCTCTCGGAGAATCTTGGATTGGATGGTCATTGGCTCTTTGAGTTGGCGCCGGTGGTAGGAATCGAACCCACGTCTTCGGTTTTGGAGACCGACGCTCTACCATTGAGCTACACCGACGCATGAAGATGGGTCGCCGTTACTAAGGCCACGGACGCGGGCACTCTTGGAAGTAACCGGGGGATTAGCACCCCCGGCCACCCTTACCCTTTCCCTTGCCCATATGGGGCTCCTATGCTATGGGGCTACGAATCGGGCGCGTAGATTGCCCGGCTCTCCTGGGCCCTTGAGGCCAAGGCGAGTTCTTGGCGGTCCTGTTCCATCTTGTGGTCCAGTTCCTGCTGCTTCAGTCGGAGGTCCTGGATATCCAAGGCAGCACCCATGGTGACCTTCTTGTCCTTGATAGTCAGGTCCACGCCCTTCATCTGGGCCGCGATCTGGACCTGGGCCTCCTTGATGGCGACCTCGCGCTCCTTGATTTCCAGTTCCTTCATGGCCATCTGCATCTGCATCATGACCATCGGGTCTGGGCCCTTGGCCTGGGCCGCCTGGGCAGCCTCTTCAGGAGTCAATAGGAACGTGGAAACGTCCTTGATACCGGAGGCCTGGATAGCCCTGGACACGGTAGCGTGGCGCTTCTCCAGGGGGTACAGGGCCCGAAGCTCTTCGTCGGCCGAGAGAAGCATGTCCATCTGGATGTACTTCTGGGCTTCTCGCTCCTTCTCACCGTATCCCAGGGCGAACTCCACGTACACGTCGCGGCGCTCGGACCAGGAAGACGGGGCCACCGGGACGTACTTGCCGGCGACCTCGATGACCTTCTCCTGCTTCTCATTCTCGATGATTAGCTGGTAGACCTCGATCCACAGGGGCTTCAGGAACCCTTCGGCGAACTGCCGGGCGACTACCTTTTGCCTCTGCTGGCTAAGGGAAACAAGCTGCCCCACCATGTCCGCGCTGTTCTGCTTGGAGATGGCGTCCTTGTTCAAGCCCTGGCTCAGGCTGGAGATGCCAGTGGACTCTTCCTTGTCGGCGTCCAGAAGCTGCACAGTCTGGAACACGAAGGGGTTCAGGCCGCTCTGGGGAAGCGGAAGGATGGCCCCCTGGCGAGTGACGTTGACGATCCCGCCTACCCGGTTCTCCATGAGTTCTCGGGGGTTCGGGAGGGCCCCGCGAAGGACCTCGTACCTCGGGTTATTGGTGATTACCGTGTGGTCGAGGATGCCGCGAACCAGGACGGTGCGGGCGTTCTGTGTGGGAATGACCCGGGCGGCGTAGTTGTTGCCGAAGAACGTGTGGGGGACCGGTAGGGGGACGAAGGCAACATAGGGGACTCGGTCAGCCCTCTCCTTGTCCAGGACGCGGTTCCCGGCGTACAGGAACTTCCAGAGTTGCGAAACCCCGGAGCCATCTAGGTCCACCTGCATGTAGATTTCGTACAGGTCAATCCGGCGGCGATCAGGGGCGCCTGGGGTGTAGTCGAGGCCTGCCAGGACATTGGCATCCGTGGCAGAGAAGCGGGCCTGGACCTCGGGCTCCGTGGTCAGCCAGATATCGTCCATGGCGGATAGGTCTTCCACCACAGACTTGGGGATGCCCATGCGGATCAGGTCGGACGCTGTCTTCCTGGTGCGCTGTCCCACGATGTCTGCGTCTCTGATGTCCTTGGCCCTGGCGGAAATCATGAACTCTTCAGGGGGGACCACGTCCAGGCGAACCTGGGAGACATCTCTGGTGCGAACCAGGGTACCAGAGTAGGTACCGTCTGCTTCCTTGGCCAGATCGTTGTAGTCCTCGACATCGGGCTCCATGAAGAGTGCCATGAACTCCTCCTCGGTTAGCCCCTCGAAGGACTCCTCGACTCTCTTGGTTTCCCGGTCCCAGAAGACCTTACAGATGCCTACTCGGGCCGTGAGGCCGTTGTGGATGACATCGTGGAAGACTTGGTACCCATTGTTCTGCCGAAACACCACGAAATTGGCGTATTCGGTAGCTACCTCTGCCAGTGGAACATCTTCGCTCCCCTGACCAGCAAACCGGACGCAGTTGTGATTGCCCGAGAAGGTCTCCAGAAGCTGGGCCTTCATGGTCTCCACGGAGTCGTAGACATCCATGGACACGTACTTGGAGTTGCCAGCGTGGATCGGGGTAGGTAGCTCTCCGTTGTAGTACCGGGCGACCTTCTCACGTTCCTTGGACATCCGAGTATCGGAGAACCCGGTCGTGGAGGCGATCCGGTCGGACAGGAGGGCAGCAAGCTCCTTGTCGCTCATTTTCTTAGCCATAGGCCGGTTACACCATGCTCACGTACCAGTTTCCCTGGTTTTCGATTGGAGTGAACGATCCCTTGTGGACGAAGTTGGCGAGGGCCAGAGACATAACACAGTCATCATGGCACCCCTCTTCTGCCTCCATCTTCCCGTTGTCCTTGACCACGAAGGTCTGTAGTTCTCGTAGGGTGGTGGGATCGCGGATTTCGAGGGTCAGTTCTCGGAAAGATTGGCGAAGACCGTCAACCACCAGAGGCTTGGTCCTGGAGTTGATACTCAGGCCCATCTTGATGGTTTCGGTGTCGCTAATCTTGTCTACAATGACCTCGGTGTAGGCGTTCGGGTACTGGAGGGCCTTGATCAGGCGGGTTAGCGTGGTCAGCCCGTGGTTGTTGGACTCGACGCAGACCTCGGCCTCGTTGTAGAGCTTTCCCAGGTGAAACAGAACATCCCCGAAGGAGTCCGGGTCAATGTGCCCTCTCCAGGACGCCACAAGGCGTTTCTTGGAGTCCAGGACCTGGGCTACGCTGTAGTCTCCACCACGGACACCCTCGGCAACGTCAGCGCCGATGTAGTAGGTCTCTGAGGGGTCCCAGTCATACCAGACAGATAGTTCGCCTCGGGAATGCTTCTCCCACTCGTCGCCCTCCAGGGTGAGCCGGTGAATGGGCTGCCAGGAGTCGGCGAGCATCTGGGACACAAGCTCCGGGTTGAACACCGGGCGGCCAGAGGTCAGGAAGGCTTCGTCAGGGGTGGACGGGTACTCTTGCATGAACAGGTCCCGGCCTACCTCGGCGATCTTGCGGCGGCGCCAAGCAAGCTGATGATCGTCCAGGCCGAGTTCCTGGTGGAGCTTCTCCTCCTCGGGGCTGCGGCGGAAGTTCTTGGGGGGCTCCAGGCGGTACTCGTCCTGGATGAACCAGGGGAGGAACACGGGGATGAACCCGTTCTCCCCCTTGACCGCGCCCTGCCACGTTTCCCAGAAGAGACCGGATACCCCGTTTGCCGTGGACTCAATGAAGATGGCAGTACCTGGGGCGTCAGGGATCGTCTGTAGGAGGCCGTTGAACTGCTCACGGGCCTTGGCCGGGGGCCAGAATGCTACCTCTGACATGTGAGCGAAACGGATGGTCTGTCCACGGCCCACAGACTCACCGCCGGCCGTGGCCACCACATACCCGCTGTCCAGGCGGTCGAAGACTAGCTCCTTGCGGCTGGAGTACTTGGTCGAGGGGCGAATGGCCTCCGGGGTCTGGTCATAGAACCTCTTCGTCATGTCGAAGAGGGCCTTGGTGGAGTCCGCGTGGTGCGTGACCACGATGGCTCTCTCGGCGGGCCTCATGGAGACCTTGTGGTAAATCCAGCCCCCGATGGCGGTACTCAGGCCCATCTGTCGGGCTTTTAGGACAATGGCTCTGACCTTTCCCTCGACCGACCACTGGTTGTCTGCGGCCTCGATCAGGCGCCTCTGAGCCTCATTGAGCTTCAGGGGCTCGATCTTGCCCGTCTTGGTCCTGATTCGGAGGACCTTCTCGGCGTAGAAAGGGAAGTCTTCAAAGAGCTTCTTGAGGACTGCCCGGGTCTCCTCGGGCGTAGCCATTAGTCCTCCTGGGACTCCTTGGCCTTCACTTCGGATGCGAGCTGAGCCAGGAAGTCCTCGGCACGGAGATTGGCGTCAACCTTGGTGGCCGGCTTGGCCAGGGTGAAGTCCATGACAAGCTTGGCGGCCTGTAGTCGGGTGCTGACCGAGTGGTTCTCACCACGGACTACTCCGATGGCATAGGAGAGGGCCGCGTTGCCAGCGTCGTCTTTGTCAACCATATTCTTCTCTACCATCAGGGCTACGATCTTCTGAGCTTCTTCCAGGGCCCTGGCGTCCACTATTTTCTGGTACTCCAGCATCCCACCAAAGCCGTAGCGAACCCCGTTCTTTCGGGACTTCAGGCCTCCGTTGCGGGCCTTCGCTACTACAATATCCTTGGGCTGGATTCGCTGGTGCTTCCACTCTTTCGGGTAAACACCGTCCAGGTGGTTGTGGCCAACCGGGGGGTACTCTTTGGCCCACACGGCCCACGACTTCGGGGCCCAGTGTTTGGACCGGAAGCTCACCGGGATCAGGCGCCGAGTGTCACTTACAAGGTCTTTGGAGTAGGTTAGCTTGGGTACTAGGGTCCCCACTGTTCTTGATTTCCCTTGTTCTCTAGTCCTCAGAAACCCCAGGAAACCCGAGTTCACGGGCTCCTGGGGCTCTGAAATTACTGGCTATTCTGGCCAGGGATGCCGATGGGCCGAGCCCCGGATTTTCGGAACTCAGCCATTCGCATCTTGAACAGTTCTCCGACTGCTTTGGTTGTGTCCAGATAGGCCTTGGTATTCCTGGACTCGGGGACCCCATCCAGAGGGAGACTTCCAGAGTTCTTGGTCATGCTCATTCGCTCTTTCTGAGGTACTCCCGGGCCCCATCGGCCAGGGTGTACGAGTTGATCCCAGGGACGCCTAGCTCACGGTAGAGACGCTGTTCCAGGAACCATAGAATGGCCTGGGTGTCTGCCACGCTGGCTCCGATGCGCCGGGAAACGTCCTGGAACACTTCGTCAAGCATGGATGCCTCTCCGGCTGACGGCCCGTCCCGGAGACCGGTTTTTTGGGCTACCACTGGACCTGTCAAGGTGCCCAGCTTCCTGAAGAAGTTCCGGTAGGCCCACATGTCCTTCGTAGCGTACTCTTCAAACCCAGCCTTGTTGAGGGCATAGGGCCCGAACTTCTCACCGAGAACGAACATTCCAAGCATTGGCTCGTTACTGGTCAGCCTGAGATGCTTTGGAACCTGTGAACCGTAGGCCCCAGAACCAACCCGAGTGTCGTAGATTTCTCTCTGGCTGTGTGGGCTCATGAGCCACTCGGCAGCGCCCTCTACTCCCCCGAACTTTCGGATCAGGTGGTTGAGAAGCTGGGCCTCCTTGGGGGTGTAGTTGCGCCCCACGGTGGTCGGAGTTACGGAGAACAGGCCGGTGTCCATGAAGTCTTCCAGAGCCTGAAACGCACGGCGCCCCTCTTCCCTCGGGGTATTTCCACCAGACAGATACGAAGCCACCGCGAACAGGATGGTCTGAAGTGCCGGGTTGTCCTTGAGTTCTGGGATGCGGGCCGAGGCGATGTCAATGGCCTCTCGGGTTGACTCGCTGAACCACCCCTTACCGGAGCGTGCGTTCCCAAGCTGGAACACGGCCTCCTCGGTGGTGGCGTTGATGACCCGGTCCATGTCCTCGGCGGTGGGCTTCAGAATGCGGGGGGTCCTGGAGTCGAAGTACTCCCCGACGCCTGGGAGTGTCACCTTGCCGCCCTTGGACTTCCTGATGAACTTCTCACCGATCAGGAACCCAGAGAACGTGCCATTGAGGATTTCCGGGACAGAGGTCGTGTCCTTGACACTCGGAGACCCCTCAGTGAGGACCCCAGGAAGGTCTAGCTGAGTGCGTGGACCCTTGACCTGACGGCCGCTCCTCTTGGGGGGCTCTGGCAGTTGGGCGTTGTTCTCCACCCGAAGCTGCTCAATGTTCACCGGGTTCAGGAAGTCCTCGGCCCCGGTGTAGTGGGCCCAGGCCGGGAGAATGGCCTTCTTCTGGTCGGCGAAGACAGTGTCCTCGGTCTTGGCAGTTCGGTTAGACTCGCCATGAGGCCCGAAGTTCAACCAGGAGTTCTGGCCACGGGTCTCCGTGGTCATCGCCAGACGGGCAAGGGGAGAGTACATGGCAGCGTGGGCCCTCCATGCGTTCTCGTCGCCATCCCATCGGAACCCAACACCCTCCTTGAAGTGGCCGAAGATGTCGTGGACCGCACGGAAGATGTCGTTGACCGTCACCGGTATACCGTGTCCCCAGTCCTCCCCTTCGACAACCCGAAGCATCGGGTCCTCGTTGGCCAGGGCACCGGAGGAGCCGTAGCTGGCACCAGAGGGGTCTCTGGTGTCATTGGTCGGGAAGACGTAGAGATGCCGGTTCTCCCGGAAGTCCCTGAAAGCCCCCCACGGCCCGTTGTACGGGTCCTTGTTGGGCTCCGGGTTGAACTCGATCTTGACGCCGAGCTTCTTCAGAGCCTCGTACTGGGCCAGCGTCTCCCGGGCCACCGCCTCGTAGGAAGCGCGAACCAGCGGGTCACTCATGTTGTCCACCGGGAGGGCGTCGAAGGCCTTGGCGATGGCCTCAGAGTTCTCCTTGCGGCCGTCAACGGAGTTGCCCTGCTTGTCCATGATTCGGACGTACTTTCGGGCAGGGTTGTAGGGCATCCCGGCATCCGCCATGTACTGCTCGGCCACACCACGTAGGTCGGGGTCCGGGCCTACAGGGTAGGGGATGGACGCGATCTTGGTCGGTAGACCCTCCAGTGGCTCGGTGGCGGCCGTGGGCTGCATCAGGGCAGGGGAAGGCTGAGGGGCCCCAGTGGCCCGAGCGTTCCGAGACTGCCCAGGGGTCTGCTGACTCCCGGAGAACGGGTCAACCCGAAGGCCGCCACGCTGGGTACGGCGGGCCGTTGGGTCCCCGGCGCCCATCTGGTCAATGGGGGCCTGGGCGCGAGCCCGAGGAGACCCCGGGTCCCGGGAACGGGCCGAGGTCATATTCACCGCCGACCGAAGCAGGGAGTCCACGGCAGGGTTGCCGGTGCCCTGGCCGAGGGCGGCCTCCTTGTCCTGGCGACTCTTGGCATTGATCACCGCCTCAGCCTGGGCCCTCTGCTCGGGGGTCATCTGCTGGGAGCGGATAGCCTCATTGAGGGCCGAGACCGACGCCATCTTCTCACTGTAGGCCTCGGGGTTGCCAACAGCGGCCACAGGCGGGCTAGGAAGGCCCTGGGAGGCGTTCTGGGCGGTACCGGTACCCTGGGTACCCTGAGGAGCGTTCCAGGCCCCACGGTTCATCTGAGAGGCCGCAGAGACCACGTAGTCCGTGATCAGTCGCATCTCGGCCTCTGTGGGGCGAGCCGTGCGGTCCTGGACGAGTTCCTGGGCCCGAGCGGGGGACAAGGCTCCGGCGCGGGCGAGGTCCTCGACGGCGCGAATGGGGTCCTCGATGTCCACGAACCCAGGGGCGAACTCGTTCCCGGTGCGTGCCACAGATGCAGCCCAGCCGCCACCACGGGGAAGGCCCATCTGGTTAGCCATCTGGTTGTAGGCGTCCAGGTTCGTCGTGGCGCGGGCCTGGGCAGCCTGTGCCTCGGCCTCCAAGTCCTGGGCGATGGGGGAGACCTGTAGATTACGTCGCTGACCCTCTCGGGAGAGCACCCGGGCTCGAGCTAGGACCTCGGGCTGGGTAGCTCCGGTGGCTCGGTCAATGGCTCGACCGATGGC